ACACTTATCTGGGTCCATGTTTACAGCTTTACCAATACGAATATCAAATGTTCTTGTATGAGCATCTGTGAATCTATTCTCTGCTCTATTAGGAAGATCAAGATAAAGCTCAGTCAAGTTACCAAGGTTCTCACCTTTAACTGCAAGAACCATATCTTCATATTCACCAGAACCATCACATTCTGGACACTCTTCACTATCATCATATTCTTCATCATACTTAGGAATAGTTCCTGTACCATCACAATAAGAACATGTACATGTTTCTTTTTTATACATAGCATCTTCATGAACCATTTTGTATTCACCATTGTCTAGGAATACATGATATTCATCTGGTTTCTTCTTCCATACAGCTTTCACTTTATTATAAGCATTACTTATAAAGTGAACTAGTTCATTAGATCCATGCACTGTAACAACATTTCTAAGAGCAGCAAAGAATCCTTGCTTAGTGATTTTAAATGCATTCTTCTTTAAGAAGTTATACAATTTATCAGCCACTTCAGCTCTAGGATTTAAGCAACACCACATAAAGAACCTCTTAAGAGCTTGATATTCTTCATCTTCTTCAAGCAACATACTCACTTCATCTTTAGATATTGTTCCAACAAATGGATAACGACCAACGATTTGTAAGAATTCTTCTACCATTAGAGGAGGAATGCTTCTGCTAATACCTTTTAGATACAAAGAACCATCTTTCATTTCAAAATCATCTAGCTTATTTAGATATTCTACACCATTCTTAATAGCACTAGCTTTCTCATATTCAGCTTCTTCTTTACGTCTTTCATCTCTTATTTCTGGAGAAGCAACTAAAGCAAATAGTTGTTGTTCTGTTGTAGCAGTTCTAGCTGTATTAAAATCATCAGCTGTAGCATTGTTCTTGGTTAATATACCACCATCAACTAATACAATAGTTAGTACATCATTTACCATTTTAATGTTCAAATAAGGCTTTAATGCAACCTTTATGTATTCTCCTGTACCACATGCTCCTATATTTTCAGATGTGTAAATAGAAGAGGGGATATTTTCCCCCTCTTCTTTTTCTAATTGTTCTATTTTCTTTTCTACTACTTTTTCTATACTGTTTTGTACAGCACTCTTAAACCATTTTAAACTTAGCATTTGTTTTAATTTTAGATTGTTTGTAATTGATCAATTGTGTCCTCTGTTAGTTCTTCTTTCAAAGGTTTGTCTTCATTTAATATTATTGCATAATGTTTTAAATTCACTCTATGCTTGTGATATTTAAATAAATCTGCTACAGCTTTAGCTATCATATCATCATTGATATAATAACTAAACTGGTTTAGCATAGGCTTTAAGAAAGAAAGCTTCTCAAATACTTCCTTTACTTGTTTGTAAATAATATATATTTCTTGGTTAAACAAATTATGATCTGTAGCATGCTCAATTATATATTGTTTAGTGTCTCTATCTGCATATCTTTGATCATTTGCACGATGATACTTCTCAAGAATAGATATTTTATCTGCAAGATCTGTTGATACTTTATTAATAAAATCCACTCTTCTAAATATAGAGTCATACTCACTCATAAACTGTTCCAATAAGAATGTTGTAGCCATTGTTCTAAATGGTCTATTCTTTCCTTCTATAAATTTATCCATAGTTATCCAATTGTGTGCATCAGCAGTTAGTAAGTTTTTATATGTAGAATCTGCTACAATGATAAATTTAGCGTCTTTTCTAAAACAAGACCATAATTTATCCATTTGTTTTCTATCAAATTCTTTAGCATAAACATTTAAAGATTTATTAGAATATATCTCTTCCATCTTAAATGTTTTAGGAACAAACTTACAATACTGATCAGATAAAGTCACTTGCATAGATTCACCCACTTTACCAGAGAACTCACCTTTCATTCTCACTTTCTTAGCACCACCCACTGTTACAGATGTTGTTAACACTTTCTTTCTCTTGGCTTTCTGTTCATCTATCCATGTTTGTGAAATCTGAATAGCATCTGAATCTATAAAATCCTTTTCAAAGAACTTTACAACAGTTTGGAACTCCTGGATAAGCTTTCTCCATTTATATTTAGGATAGTTATAAAGAGCTAATACGTCTTGGTAAGACTGATAATCTGTACCATGTTTAGCTTTTAGTTTAAATGGATGTTTCTTAACAAATATACATTCATCATTACCTAGTATAGTTCTTAGATAGTCTTGTTTACTTTTAGGTAGTCTATCAGCATATGTATATATCTTTGCTGGTTTACCCCATCTAGGCTTAATGTCTTCATATCTAAGAGATTTGTAATAATGTTTAGTAGCATCTTTAAACTTACCTCTGTCATATCTAAACTTCAAATGATATTCACCTAAGAAATACTCTTTAAGGACACCAGACATTCTCTTCCAGTCTAATGTATCTACACCATTCATTTTAGGAGTGGATATAGGAATAGTGGCATATTTTAAAAGATTATCAATCTTCAACATACCAGAGTTATCCTTAAAGATGTTAGTGATATATCTCTCATTATTACTATAAAACTCAATAATGGATATAGGATTACCTTCTCCAGTGATAGTTTCATTGTATTTAGTCATGAATACATTAGCCAGCTTAGTTATCTTATCTAATATTATCTGCTTAGCTTCTTGTGTATATCTAATAGACTCTCTATTTGGTGTAGGAAATATTCCATCAGATAGGCTAAAGCGTAATGCTACAGGAAAATCAATAGAACTAATCCCAATCTTCTCCCAATCAATTGGATAGGTGACATTATCTAAACATAAATGTAAACTGTGACTACTAGCCAAACTAGAAAACTGATAGTCTTCAGCTCTATGAATGGTAAAATCATTGGTAATGTTTGAATAAGTTAAAGAACTGTCTATGTCAAAATATACATTTTCAAAATAAGCTAGCTGCTGTGCAATTTTATCAGCATAACTTCTTCTGTCAGAATAATTAACAGGAACAATCACCTTAACACCATTAGCTTCATTTGATTCCACTTCATACAAAAGATCAATACTATTAGTATCTTCTCCTTCATACATCATATATTTTCTTTCCATTCCATCCTTTCTAGCTATAAAATAGAAAGAAGAACTATAGGCAAGAGGGGCCTTAAATCCCAATCCCATCATACCAAGTTCTGTATTACTGTTACGTTTAGTGCTCTTACCATATTTACTGATGATATTCTTTACATCATCTGCATCTAAACCAATACCAAAATCTTCAACAGCAAACTCAATTGTGTCTGTATGTTCATTCTTTCTAAAAGAAACAATGATAGGTTTGTCACATCCAGCTCTTCTATGACTATCAAGTGCATTACTTGCACATTCTCTGATAGTAGAGCCTATTGCATCTGAATACAGATTTTTACTTAACATCTGCATCAATATTTGAGCAGAATCTAAGTCTAGTGACATTTTCACAGTTTCCTGTGTTGTTCCTTCCTCAAGGATGTGGGCTTCTGTTTGTTTTTCTAAGATCATAATTAGTAATTTACGTTTATTCCAAGTTCTTTTAAGATTTCTTTTGCTTTTTCTATTTCTTGTATTTGTTCTACATCTGTAAAATTGTTCCTATTTAGCTTTATTATTCTACTTTTTCTAGGAGCATTTACATACCCTTTCCAAATGTGTTTTAATGAAAAAGGTTTCTTCTTTTCACCTTTAGCATTAACTTCAGGCAATTTATCATAATGTTCTTTATTATGAATGACATACTGTGGTGGATAATATTGTACTGTATTACGTCCCATACCCAAATAAACAGCAATATAAAAATTACCACCAGTAGAAACAGCTATCATATCTCCTTTTTCAAGTATTCCTCCTATTGTTACTTCATACATGTTAAATAGTTTTAATAGTTTCTGATTTTTTAAATTCCATTTTTGCAGTGTTATGCATTGCTAATAATATAAATAGTTCTTGAGCATTCTGGTAATTCATTTCAATAGGCTTTTTCATAGAGCCCATTGTTATGATGATACCATTCCCATCATCTTTAATACTTCCAACAAATTCATTTTTCTTAGCCCAATCAGAGCTATCAGAATTATACATTTCTAGGTTATCAAACACTTTGATTATGTTATAATCATGATCAAGTGGTGCACCTTCCATATTTTCTACATAAACTTCTATTCTTGCCATATAATTGTTTTTTAAAATGGTAGTTCATCTAACCATTTGATTTCAAATCCATTGTTGTCTTTTAATATTTTGTTCACCTTAGTAAATACACCTTCTGTATTCCATTCAGAATTCTTATAGCTAGCTGATGCTGGATGTGTTACAGAGAATGCCCAACTAAATGGTGGAATGCATCTCTCATACCTAGCAGCATCTTTGCCTAAGAATATAATAGGAGCTCCTGTATATGTGAGTATTTGTTCAAACACATATTTCGTAAATGGTTCCCACAAAGCAATATGGCTTCCCGCTTTATTTGCTTCAGTGGTTAGGGCTGCATTAAACATTAACACTCCTTGATTAGCTAAATAGGATACATCTGGATTCTTAAATACATTTAACTCAAGTCCATCATAAAGCTCTCTTTCTATACCATCATAGAATTGTTGTAAAGAAGGCTGTAATACATTTGTTGTTGAACAGCCCATCAACAAACCATCTGCTATAGGAGAACCATCTTTTAATGTGTGATAGGGGCACATGCCCATAATCACCACTTTTAAATCATCAAAGGGTGTTTCTTTAAAGCATCTATAAACATTAGCTGAAAGAGGGGCAATCTTCTTACCCCTCGCACTTTCAGCTTTTAAAGTTTTGTAGATGTTATCACACTCCTCACTCTCAATAAATGGTTGCATAAACCTATGCCAACTCTCGTGAAACTGATTTTGAAATTTTTCCCACCTCATATTAAAATGTCATTTCTAATTGTGTAAACATATTTTCTTCTACAGGTATTATTTCAGGCATTGCAGGGAAGTTAGATATAGCTCCACTTGCATCTACAAAGAACTTATGAGCATCCATATGACTTTCCATCCATAAGCTAGGATGAACTTCTTTCATAGAGAATGTTGTATAATTATACAATTCCCATAAGCTATCTTTAGCACCATAATCATGTGTAGGAGCTTGAAGTTCTTTACTAATGATGTTGAGCTGTGTAGAACTAATGAATTGTTCTTCAATTATCATTCTACCAATCAATTCAGCTTTAACACGCTTAGTGATTTCTATTTGCTTCATAGCATCTCTTTCAAATTGCATCTTTTTGAATGCATCTGCTGCAGATTTAATGTATTCTACAATAGCATTTGGTGTAAAAGTTTGCACTTCACCAACATGTTTCTTCTTGAATGCACCATAATCTCCTGATACACAACCATTTTGACAAATGAATATGCGTGTACCAATAGCAAACTTTAATGTTAATTGCTTATTGTAGCTATTCTGCCAGCCAATTTGTAATTGCATTTCACTATCAGCTACATTACTAATGGTAAATCTACCATTGGCTATTTGACCTTCTCTAGCTGATGAATAGGTTTCTTTATCTAATTTAAATCCAGCTTTCTCAATACCATTCAATGTAAGATCAATTAATTGACCATGTCCTACAGGCTTATATGTTCTTGTTTGTGTAGGAAGAGGTGTTGAAAGAAGAATTGCTTTTGTAGTGTTATAAGTGTTAGTTTCCATCGTCTGTTAATTTTATAGTTTTATTAAAATATCTAGTTAATATACCTTCTAGGTTTTCTATACCAATGCATTCAACAAGATCTTCATCTGTTGTACATAGATATTCTGTATTATCTTTTACTTCTTCAATTAAATCATTTAGTGTCATAATAAGTTTTTTTTCTTTAAATACTGTTCAATCACTGGTAGTCCATGTTCTTTGGCTAGGTCTGCCCAGTCTTTAATACCATCTGTTAGATACTTTCTAGGTACATTACAATAACCAAAATCAAACAGCTTGGTTATCTGTTGTGAATTCTGTACACCTGTAACATCACTATCGAAGCTTAATATTTGTATGTCAGAATTATCTTTCAAATAGGCTACATTCTCTAGGGAGAAACATCCTATACCTTCATTCTGAACAGCACAGCAACAAGGAAAGATCTTTTTCATCACCATATAATCCTTCTTACTCTTATTGATAAATGCTGTATTGCAATATCTTATATCTTCCTTACCATCCATTGTTGTAATAGGAACATTATTGGGCACCCATTTACTCTTTCTATCAGCAAATGGTCTATATATCTTCCAATATTGTCCTTCATACAAATAACCAAATGTAAGTTCATTCTCCTTGATAGGGAACCTACTCTTGTTTAGATAGACAGATTTGATTGCATATACATTATTATCTCTAAGATCCTGGATATCCTGGTGATACTCATTCCAATAAGCTAGCTCTTCTTTATTAAACTTCCTAGTCTTCACCTGTATAAGAGAATATCTTTTCTCTAGCTCAGGTTGTTTATAGCTAGCAGTTATCTTCTTATATTCCTGTGTACTTTTTCCACTAGCTATCCCTAGTCCAAAATCTCTATCAATCATCTTAAGAACATCATCAAATGATTGTAGATTGAATAACAGCTTTACAAACTCAAAACAATTACCTCTCTTACTGGTGTCAGCAAAGTCTATAAATGATATAAATCCACGCTTGTTACCTATTATAAAAGAAGGATTGTGCTCCTGTCTAAATGGAGATAGAGCAACTACATTGAGCTTCCAAGGATGAGGCATATAATACTTAAATATGTCATAATCAGTGAGTTTCTCAAATATAGCTTCTGGTGTAAGGTTTTCCTTTCTTTTTCCTTGTATCATAGTCATAAATTAATAAAAGGGCCCCACATTACGTGAAGCCCTTTCTAGACAGGGAGGGATTGTATTAATAATCTGAATCATCTTCAGCTATAACTTTGTCTGAAGCAACCAAGTTATCTCCTGAAGTATATTCTCTTAAATCTTTTAGAATATAATAGTCTTTACATCCATATTCTCCTACAACATCCTTAACAAAACGTTCGTGAGGTTTTAGATCCTTAGGTTTCTTAGTGGTAATGTTTCTTAATACATTATCATCTTGATAATCTAATAGTCTGAATTGTTTAAGATTGTATGGAGCTAAGAATGATTTATTATAAACACTCTGATATTCTTTTGTACCATCTTCTTTCTCTACAGTTTTGATTGTGGCTAAAGCTACAACATTTGTAACCCATTCTCCACCAATTTGATCTCTTAGGTCTTTAACATTACCTTTCATTAGCTTCTTCCACTCCAATTGTAATGTAGATTCACTATCTCTTAGATCAAGATTACCAAACCATGTACGTAAGAAGTTAAATAATAACTCTTCTCCTTCAAATGCTACACGATATTCACGTTTGGTATACCATTCAGGAAGATTGTTTGGATCATCAGCCCAAGTACATTGACCAACAGAATTGATATATTGTTTCTTGGTACCATCTTTATTCACCTTTGGTTTGTTCTCTAGGAAGAATGTTACCTTAAACTTATCATTATTCTTAATCTCCTGTAACCAGATGTCTATTTTAAGAGAATCATTATCATCTCTACTCTTAGATAGATATTCTGTGAGCTTGCTATCTTCTTTAAGCTCCATGTTTAAGATGTCTTTATATTCTTCTACACTAGGATTGATTGCTATCACTTTAGCCTCAAATAGGCCCACTTTCTTTGCAAATTCTGTATTTTCTAGTTGTTCTCTTTTTTTACCACCAATGTTAATACTCATATACTGTTTTGTTTTTCTGTTAGTTATAATAATTGTCTATTGTAGTTGCTACTTCTTGTAAGTTGTTTGGTATTTTAATACTATCAAACATTCCATCAGGACTTTTAGCTGGATATTTCTTGAATCTATTAGTTACAAAACTATAAATTCCTTTACCATCTTTATCTTCCTCAACATGAGTGTAAAGACAAATGGTCATTAATCCTTCAAGAACTATTTGATTATCTATTAACTTACCTGCGGTTTTAATCTTATATCCCACTATTTCACCAGAATCTTCAATAGTTTCTGGATGTGTGAAATAAAACACCTTGATATCATCACGTAGCTTTCTAGCTGTTCTGAAGAGCTCAACCATTTCTTTAGCCATTATACTAAACTTCTCAAAGCCTTTAATAGAGATTTGATCCAATAGTGTAAAGCCCATTAAATAGTTTGAATCCTCAATGATGATGTTCTTGATGTGAGGAGCATTCTTTGAAATCTTCAATAGTTGGTCTATCACTAGATCAGCTCTATCAATTTCCTTGTAATTCTTGTTTTCCTCATTATAAAGTTTCTCTGCACCTTTAAATGGGAGTTCTTTCTTTGCTACATTAATAATGTAGGTTTCTTGTGGGTTTAAATGTTTAATTGATGTTGATTTGCCAGTCCCTGTTGGACCAACAATTCCGATTAATTTACTTGCCATATTTAGTTGTTTTCTTGCTCTAAAGGTATGTTAATTTCATCAGATTTCAAAACTTTTTTCTTAGTTTTTACCATACTTGGATCATTTAACACATCCTTATAAAGTTTTTGCATACTCTCTAAATTTCCTGATCCAGTGATGTATTTTCCATCAATTACTAAATCATACCATGCTGGTCTGTTAAACTGTGATTCTTCAATTAATTCTACTATCATATGTATTTAATTTTACTTTTGTTTTTTATTCCAAGCAGGCTTACCAAATCTTGGATTTTTGTCTCCTAATTTTGCTTCACTTATTCTTTTTTTAGTTTCTTCTGACTTTTTCTTTCCTTTGCTAGCTTTTGACATTTTTTGTTTGGTTTCTTCTGACAAAATTCTTCCTTTTTTAGCTAATGATAGTTTTAATCTATGTTCTTCAGATAACTTTTTTCCAGTGAGAGCTTTTTTTACTTTTTCAATCATTTCAGGGCTATTTGTACCCTTATTAAATGGATGTGTAGGTCTTATATTATATCCTACTTGATAATTAAATGCATCTAATAAATTACACCAATAATGTTCTTGTGAAGATAAATGGTCTAAACAACATTCTTCTAAAATTTCAAAAACAAAGTTATCTTCCCCATATTTGTTCCAAGCACGTTGTAAATGCTCATTTATATGAGTATTGTTTTTTAAAGTGTATTTATGTTTACTTATTCTATAATAAAAATTGTTAGTTTTTCCTACATATATTTTATTATTAACAATATTAGTGATTGTATAGATGCAACTTATCATATATATTTTATTTTATCCTTTTCAAACATATCAAGAGCACTTTTTAACCACTTACGTTCTACAGGTTCATCTGAACATATAATATATATATGAGATTTTTTATCTTGATTATCATATTCCATTGCTGTACAACGCATTATCTTTTGTGCTAGATTCTCACCGTTGCTATCAAAATAGTTGATAATCACACGGTTGAGGGGCTTATAAGTTACACCAGTATTTCCAATCTTTACAACAGCTAGGTGATTACCCTCACCATTAGCAAAGTTTTCAAACACATCCTTTTCTCCTGCTTTGCTATGATAGACAGGAATTCCTAATTCATCAGCTATCTTGGTTAATCCACAGAATACTAGTATACGCTCATCTTTATGAGCTGCTAATAGCTCTCTGGTCTTTTCCATCTTAGCAATGCTATTCTGAATAATCCTCATTCTAGCTAGACGTAAGAACATTGTGCTCTTATTCTGTCTCTCTAGCTGATCAATTACCCATGCATAGCTATCAAACTGCTTCTTTTCAGTACGCTTTTTACCTTTATAATCATTAAGACGTTTGTTATCTAGAGGTACAGATACCACAGTGATTTCATAATCTGTAATAACACCTTCTTCAATAGCTTGTTCTATTGTATATGTAGCTAATACATGAAGATTGAGCTCACTTCTAAGAGTTATTTCTGTATGTTTAGACAATGTACCTGTAAGACCAAGCATACTTATACATTTAAGCTCCTTTACAGCCTCTATTTGTGCTTCAGAGAGTAAATGTACCTCATCTAATATTACTAGGTCAAAATGGGTGTCTGTGTGCTTTTTGATAGATAGATGCGTGGTGTATGTAATATTTGTGTTCTTATACTTCCTACTCTTGAAATCTGTTTCCCAAGAGTCTTTAATCTTTAAATCTGGATAGGCTATTAGTATATTAATATTCTTGTCTAGCTTCTCCAGAATGTTGATTGTTGTATATATCTTACCAAACCTAGGACACAGATTAAGAATACCAAATTCTCCATGTTCTAGAAATACATCAGCAAACTCTTGCTGTCTCTGGTCTCTAAGAGAACCAGTCTTTAACTTTGGAGACTTTGTTTTCATTTGATATAATTGTTGTAAATGACCAAAATAACCATTCAATACTGATAGCTAAGTATTCATCATCCTTATCTATACGATTGTTCACTATACTAATTGTAGGAAGTATTACCACTTGCCAAAATACATCCTTACCTGAGGGAAGCGTATTATATGTTGTTGCTTTTATCATCTGTTTTTTTAAATTTATAATGTTTTGGGTATCTTATGGCTTCTTCAAAAGAAATATTTAAATCATAAATTCTATGTCTCATAGTAGCGTAATTAAGATTTAACTCTTTACACCATTCGGTTAAACATTGTCTTTTATTATTATAAATAATCTGTTTAACTCTTCTACTGTTTTTAGTCTGTTCAGATTTTAATATCCACTTACAGTTATCTGGACAATAATCTCCATTGTAATTAAGTCTTTCTAAAGAATAATCATTACTAGGCCTCCATCCTAAATCTGTAATAAAGTTTTCAAATGAATTTTTCCATCTATCGCAAACTATAATACCCCTCTCTCCATAATTTTTATAAGACTTATCATTTGTGTTAAAACATCTAGATTTCATCTTCATCCATATACAGTAATCAGGGTGTCTTATACCAGTAGATAACATTGCTAATCCATGTTTAGTATGTGTTTCTTTTGCATGTTCTTTATTGAAACATCCACAAGAAACTGATTTTCCTCTTTTTATTGAGTTTAAATCAATTTCTTTTTCTGTTCCACATTCACATTTGCAAAGAACTTTTCTCATCTTTGTTTTTTTATATTGTATAGAATCTACTTCTTTAACAATGATAAGTCTACCAAATTTTTGTCCTAAATACTGACTAATGTCTAATTTTTTCATATAATTATATTTTATACAAATATAAAGAAAACCTTTGACACTACCAAATATTATTTTAAAGAAAGAATGTTTTATTTATAACATTTTGATAAGTAGCTTCAGTCATATCTTTAAGTCTAGGAAGTTCACGAAACATTCCTACTTGTCCAAGAAACCCAAGACCTATACGAATGTCGTCTGAACCATAACTATTTTTTATTACTCTCAAACTTCTAAAATATTTACTTCCTTCATCATCTCTAAGTTTTTCTAATGCATATCCAGAAGGATCTGCCACCTTATATCTCATTGGATCAAACAATGCTAGAACAACATCAGCATCATTTTGTGTTTGTGAGCTATCAGCAAAATCTTCTAGCTGTGGCTCAACATCACCATTCTTGATTCTCATGGGATTGGAAATATCTCTATTGAACTGACTAACTACCACTGGGGAATATCCATAGAAATCTCTAGCATATCTGAGCTCATCACTCATCTTATCAATAGCCTGCTTCTTTGTAGGTTGTGCTTGAGTGGTTTTTAATAAACCTATATGATCTATTATAACCATAGTGATTTCATTCTCATCATTAGGAATATATTTCTTATTATATTCATCTTCTTGAATGATTTCACCACGTTGTAATGCATAAGCTTTCAACTCTTTAGCAATACCTACAGGATTCTCTGGTCCATCAATAATGGTGATAACCTCTTTCATTTGCTCCATGTAATCATCATACATTAGAAAAAGATCATGTTCATCATGGGTCATTTTCTCTGTCCAACCTAATAGTTTGTTAACAGAAATAATCATTCCATGGTCTAAAAACATCTTTCTACTAATCCATTTAGCTAGTTTATATGTCTTACTTCTCTCCATAGATCTATACCATATCTTGAGCTTAATGTTTGTTTTATTCTCTTTAGATATATACCAATCAAATGGATTGAGCACATAAGCATCATCAATGAAACTAGTCTTACCAGATCCTGTTAAACCACCAACGAGAGTGTAGATACCCTTTCTGATACCAATATACCTATTGAGTCTATTAAACCCCATAGGGATACCATTATTTCTACCATCCAATCCTTTTTGTACTTCTCTTTTAAGATCTTCAAAACTCATAATGCTTCTATTTCTTGTTTAACTTCTTGCCAATATTCTATATCAACAGGAACATACCACACTACGCTTAATATTTCATCTACTGCTTTTAATGCACATAGCTTTGCAAATTCCTTCATTGATACACCTCTTGTAAAGTCTTTACCTAATTGCTCGTAGTAGTTGTATAGCTCTAATGCTTTTTCTTTCGGTGTCATATAGATTGTTTTAAATAATTAGATAATGCAGATTGATAAGCCAAATGAGCTTCAGTTTCAGTTAAATAATGTCCTAATTTTACTCTTTTTTTATTTATACTAATTTCAGCTGCCCATTTATTTCTATCTTTTCTAAAGCTTACTCCAGTGTATTGACTGCTAGACTTTATGTGCTTTAAATTACAGTTTTCTCTATTAGTAACTATCTCTAAATTTTCTAGTCTATTATCTGTTCTTATAAAATTTATGTGATTTACAACCTTATCATGTCCATTTGGAATAAGATTTAAAAAAGTAATTGCCACTAACTGATGTATAGTGAACACTTTTTTAATATTATTTTTAGACAAAGATACTTGTAAGTATCCCCATTTATTTAAAATTGCAACTAAAAGCTTAGGAGTTTTACTCTTTAAACTTTTTACATTACCTAAATTACTAACTTGATAATGAGTCTCATATCCTGGTATATCTTTATATATTTCCATAATCTAAATATCAGTTGCTCCTTTTATAACTGGTTCTTCAATTATGGTTTTACCTTCTCTAATAAGTTCAATAAATGGTTCAAAGCTTCTCTGTGTTAGATATGTTACAGTGCCCTGCATAAATGCAAGTCTATTTGTGCCTGTTTTAACAGAATTCTCTTTCTTCTGTAGCACTTCATATTCTAATGCAGCTATCAGTTCATCTATAGTGTACTCATTTTCAGCAAGAATTTTATCTAGTTTAGCTTGGCATTCGTCCTTCTGAACTCTTAAAGTTCTGCCTCCTGTAAAATTCTTGCCTTTATAAGTGAATATATCTGTACCTGGATAGGTTTTCCACCATCTATCAAACTCTGCAAATGTTTGTGTCTTCTTGACAATCTTACTAGTTTTAGCTCTTGAGTCCATAAATTCCAAAAGCTTCTTACCAATAACTGTCACCTTGTAGTTGTCTGAAACCAATCCCTTTCTATATATTGTTTGACATAGAGCCTGAAGCTTGGGAGTGGATTCACACAATAATTTTACATTATAATCTTCATCAGCCAATTTAAGGAGAAACACCATATCTAATGTAAAGCCTTCTTTAAGAAGCTCCTCAAAATGGTAAGCTGTCACCTTTATATTCATATTCTTTCTTTAAGATGTTATACTTATCAACTACTATTATTTCAGCAGGAAGTCTCTCAACCTCTTGCTCCATAAGGATCTTAGCCTCTAGCAAATATACAGCATCTTTTCTAAACTCATGTTCCCAATCAAGATTTATTTGTAGATCTTTCATTTTTATATCCTTTATTATCCCAAAAATAATCACATGTCACTTCTTCCCCATCCTTTTTAATTCTATTAAATGGTGGGTTAACAAAAAATGATTGACCAAATTCATCAGGTTTTGCTGTATATCTATGACAATTGTTCTTTAATGGACAATCATAAGCTCCTATAGAGCCTTTACAACAAGTTATATCTGGCATATTATTTAATTTATTCAGCAGCCCAACCAAAGAATATATATCTACCTGGTTGTTCTGATGTAGATTTCTTATAATCAACTGTTGCCACTGTTGAATCAACATCAACTAACACTTTCCTCATTACGATTCTAGTTTTCTTTTGATGTTTCTCTGTGTATGCTCTAGCAGATCTAATAGCACCTGTTTTATCAGGATGTGAAGCAATCATTTCACCTTCATAATAAGTTTCCACTTGATATTTAAGTACCCATTTCTTGGTACCAGGAGTGACAATATTATTTACAGTGGTTTTAATCTTATTAGTGTTCTCCTTAGGTGGTTGTATACAAATAGCAGCACATTGTCTTTTATTAAGCACTTCCACTTGATCACTTATAAATACATCTAAAGATTTACCACTAGATTTAAACTTAGATGTAAGATCTAACACTTTAAATGATTGTGTAGTGCTAATTGTACCATTGTATGGATCATCTCCTGATTCTATTGTTGCAGCTTCACATATTGCATTATATGTACTGTTTAAGGATCTACCAGATCCTGTTATCTCAAACCAACTTGCTCCCATAATTTTGATGTTTTAGGTGAAATAAATATTAAAAACGTTTGTGAAATAATCATATCTATCTGATGATGTTGTATTTATATCATCTATAAATGCATCAAATACATGATCATCTATCTTAATATCCCATTGTAACATTAGGGCTTTCCACATAACAAAGAAATCTGTCATGTCTAAGTCTGGAAGCACTCCTTCTAAGAACATATTATACATTACGTCTTTTAATAGTTCAAGCTTGTCTGTATATTTCTTTTTTCCTATTTCCATATATTAGTCTTTAATGCGTAATCCGAACTGTAAGTCAAACCAATTGAATGTATCTTCAGCTCTTGATTTATTGCATTTAAACACCTTCTTAATGAGAGGTACTGCATATGCTCTAAACTTATCATGCTGTTCTTGTGTCATGGTCCATTTGCTGTACCATTCTCTCGTCTTATAAGCTTCAGCTATTGTTTTACCAACTATTTCTAATTGATAGTCTAACAAATGTTCTGATATGTTTTCTCTATTGATCTTTGCCATTAGAATGAATTTATATGTTGAACTACTTCTTCCCAGTTTATATCTGTTTGTGTTTCTTTTAATAAAGTTACACTTACTTTAGCACATTCTTTAGCTGTTGTTATACCTGTATATGGATCTTGTCCTACAATTGGTAGGAAAGCCATTACTAATTCTGCTGCTTTTTTCTTATTATCCATTAGATTCTTTTAATTATATAATCATTAAATTTGTCTATATCAAACTTACTATCAATAGCTTCAAAGAACTTCTTATAAGCCCAATAGTAATCTGATGCTGTTGGATATCTATGTCCATTAGCTATGCAGTCATCTATTACTAGATCAGCTGCAATTTTAAATTGCGATTTACCCATAGGTTATTTGTTTTGGTTATCAAACAAAAGACACTTTTTAAAAATAGTGTCAAACGTTTGTTTTAAAATAGAGAAAGCTGGTTCTTGTCAATATTGACTTTCTTTTTCTTACCACCATATTCTATTTTACTAGTGATACGTTCAGCTCTTTCTATATAATACTTATAGTTGATGTTATCCAGAGGGTGATTGCTTTGTAGATTATTACACACTGTAGCTAGCCATTCTCCTGCTTCCACTTGACTTATGCTAGCTGCTCCACTATTAGAATCTTCATTCTTTACCTTCAACAGCTTTTCTCCTGAATTAGATACATAATACCTAATTAGCTTATTATACACTGTCTTGCTAATGTCTGTTATTCCTTCATAGTGGAAATCTTTGCTTGCTTTTTGTCTGAGGCAGAAATCAAAAATATTATCATGAGAAGTAATAGTGCTAGCAATAGGAATGTTATGTACATAATACTTTTCCAAAGCCATAGGAACAATCCTAGCACTCTTGTTCTTGTGTAATTCAAAGTCTGTAAGGAAATCACCTTTCTTTTTAACATCACCATTAGTTTTAATTGCTAGATAGTCATTAACAGTTGAGAATATAATCTTCTGATAATCAGTGCGTTCTAGCTCATATTTAGTTAATTCCATCCACCATTTATTGATGGTGTTCATTGTTTCTAATTGGTCTTTCTTCACCATAATAGTAACACCATCTGTATTAGCAGATATAACATGAATTCCATTGAGTTCATATTGCTCAATGAGCATCAACAAGCTTAATTCACCTGTAATAGTGGTGAACATAGTTAGTTGTCTGTCATAAATCCAGTTTTGCATATCA